TATTAGATCTGCTAGGATTTGAAGTGGTCCCTTGGGTAAAAGTTGATAATATTGAAGAGAATATTAAAAAACTTAGAGAAATCGCAAGAGAAAAAGATGTTCCTATTGATGGAATCGTATTTTCATATGATGACATTGATTATAGTGAAAGCTTAGGAAACACATCACATCATGTTCGATCACAATTGGCGTATAAATTTGCAGATGATAAGTTTGAAACAGTAATTAGAGATGTGGAATGGAGCATGGGAAAGACTGGACAGTTGACACCTGTGGCAGTTTTTGATCCGGTTGAAATAGATGATACTATTGTTGAAAGAGCTAGCTTACATAATGTGAGTATTTTCAAAAGTTATGAACTGTCAGTAGGAGATACGATTACGGTATATAAGGCAAACATGATCATTCCGCAGATCGCAGAGAATTTGACCAGAAACGGTGACAAATTGTTTACTGTGCCTGACAAGTGCCCTATTTGTGGTGGTCATGTAAAAATTACAGGTGAAAATGAGACAGAAGAGCTTCAGTGCATGAACCTTGAATGTAAAGGGAAACTTCTTGGTGAATTATGTACTTTTGTAAGCAAAGAAGCACATGATATTACAGGGCTTTCTAAATCTACTCTGAGTCTATTAATAGAGAAAGAATTTATTAAAGGGCCTTTAGACTTATTTTATCTAAAAGACTGCCGGGGAATGTTAGTGACATTACAAGGGCTAGGAGCAAAAAAAGTTGATAAAATCCTGGAATCAATAGAAAAATGCCGCAAGACAACTCTGCCTAAATTCCTTTATGGGCTGTCCATACATTTAATCGGTCGAAGTGTTAGTAAGCAGCTAAACACTGTTGAAGAGAAGAGAGCAAGAGAAAAAGGATTAAAGACAGCTTTTGATAGTTTCATTGAAGATATGGATTCTCAGTATGATTTTACATGTTTGGAAGACTTTGGTTTTGCGAAAGCTTCTTCTTTGAAAAATTATTTTGAAGAAAATCAAAGATACATAACTGAGCTTGCTGCGGAATTCCAGTTTGAAGAAATTTCTCAGGAGACTGTAAAAGATGGTTTGAATGGGGCAATATTCTGTATTACTGGGACACTCACCGAGTTTGCCAATAGAGCAGCTCTAGTAGAAAAAATAGAGTCTCTTGGAGGTAAAGTCACAGGATCAGTAACTAAAAAAACTAACTACCTTATTAATAATGATACATTGTCAAAGAGTAGCAAGAATGTGAAAGCTATGCAGCTTGGTATCCCGATTATTTCAGAAAAAGAATTTATAAACAAGTTTGTAAAAAAGTGTTGACAAGGTGAAATGACTATGGTATACTTAGAACAAGTTAAGAGAAAGGAGAACAGTTTCAACCGATAAACAAGTTTGTAAAAAAACTTGTTGACACAGAATACGAAGTATGTTATAATACATATATCACAAAAGGAAGAGGAAAATGAGATATGTTTTAGAAAGTGAAAAATATCCTGGAAATTATTTGGTATTTAAACATGGAAATCCTCCTCATGTAGTGGATTTAAAATCTGCTCAGAAGTTTGACAATGTACCGAAAGCTTTAAACAGGATATCAACAATTCCTAAAAATTTAAGCATATACGCCCCTTGGAAAGTAACATCAGTTGATGAGAGAGTTGGTTTTGTACAGCAGAATAAATCTCTTGTAGAGATTGGTGATTATAAAAAGAAAATAGATGACAGCATATTGCCTATTAAAGAAATATTAGGTAATAGAAAACCTTTAGAAAAACAGCTAAAGGAACTGGAGCTTATATCTCAGGATCTTGATCACTATATAGAATTTAATAAACTGAATGTTACTTCTGGATATTGGGCATATAAAATTAGGAAAGTGATTAGAGAGAAACGAAGAAGCATAAAAGAGGATTTATACTATATAGATTATCTTCAGACTGCTTCGTTGCCTCAAATTGTAAACGGAGAAGGGAGACCTAATCCAGATAATCAAAAATATCAAATTAGATCAGATATTGGACAAGAATTCTTTAATCAGAAGTACATATCTAAAGAAATAGCAGAGAAGATTTGCAAAGAAATAGAGGAGATTACATAATGAATGAATTAATTATGCTGGTAGGTTTACCTGCTTCCGGTAAAAGTACATGGGCTAAAGAGTATTCAGAAACTCATCCTGATTATATAGTGCACTCTTCTGATAAGCTCAGAGAAGAAATGTATGGAGATAATTATGATGATGCAGACAACAGTAAAGTATTTGAAGAACTGCATCGTAGAATACTGGAAGATTTGAAAATGCATTCGGTTATTTATGATGCTACTAATTTGGTAAAGAAAAGAAGAGTGCATTTTTTAAAAGCAGTTCCTAAACATGTTTATAAAACATGCGTTATGTTTTTGAAAACGTATGAAAAATGTTTAAAGGACAACTCAAAAAGGGAAAATTCAGTTCCAGACGAAGTGATTACCAGAATGAGGAAAGTATTTTCTCCACCAATGTACCATGAAGGGTTCAATGAAATTAGAGTTGTACAAGATGATCATAAAGATATAAAAGAATTAATAGATATGGCTCGTGACTTCGATCAAGAGAATCCACATCACTCTTTGACTCTTTATGAACATCTGAAAAAGGTTTCAGATGGAGTACCTAGAGAAGAAACCTTATGGGTGGCAGCCTGTCTCCATGATATTGGGAAGCTTTTCACTAAATCAAGAATTAATGGAAAAGGTGAAGAGGAT